CGCGGTTCGCGGAAATCAATCTCCGCAATGCGATGCACTTCGGCGCCGTTCTCAGCGCTGCGCAGCACAATCGGTTCCTTGAGTGTGATCTTGATGGTGGCGCGCATCACAGCACTTCCTCAGCGGCAGGCCCGGCAAATTTCAGGCTGATGTTGCCGCCTTCGCCAGCCTTCATCGTCGGCGGGTCGGTCAGAAACGCGTCGTTGATCACGTAGCGCTGCCCGGTGTCGCACTCGAAAATCACCGTCACCCCCGCCATCCTGCGGAAGGTTTCGATGGATTGCCCGGCGCGCAGGCTGGTTTCGCATTCGCACATGGCGGGCATGGTCTCTTCGGCCCAGCCAACCACGCGGCCCACGGTGACGGGGTTGCGCTTGGTGCCACCCACATCCAGCGAAGCCCCCTTGGCGCTTTCGATCACCTGCCCATTGACGCGAATGGTCGCGCGGCCCAGGAATTGCGGCATGTGGCGTTCTCCTCAAATTACAGCAGGAATTCGATCTGCGCGGCAAGCACGCGGAATTGGTTCACCAGGTCAGGCGGCAGCAAGGCATCCACGCGGTTCGGATCGGTCGCGTTCCGCACCACGATGATGTCCTGCTTGAATTGGTCCACGCCTTCCACCAGGCCCGCGGCTTCCCATTGCTTGAAGCGCGCGACGATCTCGGCGCGGAGCGTCCCCGGCGTCACCACATTCTGCCCGCGGGCAAAGGCCGTGCCGTCATTGGCCAGCTTGTGGCGCGGAAAGCGCAGCGCGATCATGGTGCGTAGATCGTAGCGGATATAAGACAGGGTCTTCACCGTCTCGATATCCAAATAGCTGATGTCTTCCGCGCCGGAAGGCGATGTCTGATAGGTGCTGATCACCCGTTCCACGAACACCTGGCCGGCGTCGTTCACGCGGAAGGTACTGATGCCATCGCGCAGCAGCAGGTCGCGTTCCGTATAGGTGAAGCGGTTGCTGATCAGCGGCGCCACCACCGTCGGCAATTGCAGGGTTTGCACCGGGCGGGCCGGGTCAATCGCCAACGCCGGGATGCAAATGCTGGCAAGCTGCGCCGCCCATTCCCAAGGCGGTGTGGGCGAACCGCGCATGCCGATGATGCTCACATTCGGCGAATTGCGGCCCGTGCCATAGGTCGTCAGCGTGGCATGCGCGCCGGAAAGCCCAGCCCAACCATGGCCATCGCGCTGCACCAGCGGCCCCCAATTGGTGGCCATGCGGGCTTCAAACAGGCCCATATTCGTGGCGTCGGTCCAAGGTGTGACGAAATCCGTGAACCAGGTTTCCGCCACCGCATCCAGCGCCGTGGTGACCACCGGGTTTTGCGTGCCGGATGCCATGGCGGTGATCGTCAGGCCCGTGCCTGCGGGCAGCACATCTGTCGCCAGGAAGGAATGGCGCACATCAATCGCGTTGCCGATTTCACCCTTGTGGCGCGCGGTTAGCGTCACCACGGCGGAAGCGACGGTGCTGGTCACCGGCAGGTCAAGCGCGGCGTTGATCGCGGCATTGATCGCGGTGGCGATGGCCGTGGCCGCCGTGCCGGACGCGACCGAAACTTCAAGCCGGCGCCCGCCGATCATCAGCGCAATCACGCCGGCGGCGGTGGAAGGGCCGGAGACCGTAATGGTGCAGCTGGCGGCAACGCCCGCGCCCACATCATCCATGGCAATGCCCCAGACTTCCACCAGGGAAAGGTTCTGGAACCAGGCTTCAAACATATGGGCAAGATTGCTGCCGCGCCCGAAGAAGGTGCGGGCCTGCGCTGCATCAATCACCCGGATCGGCACGCCCTGGGCAATGGTGCCAGCCGTCAGGCGCTGGCCCATGATCAGCACGCGCGCCGGCCAATCATTCAACCCGCGCAGCGCGCGCGAATTGTCGAATTCCACATAGTTGCCGGGTACGCGAATGCTACCCGGGATATTGTTGAAACTGATGGAACCGGACATCGGTTACTCCTTTTGTGCGCTGCTGCGCTTCGTTTGCGGTTCTGGCGCGGGCGCCAGGATCACATCGCCATCCGCGATGCGGCGGCGCCAGTATTGGGTATCCGGCACCTCAGCGCCTTCCACCGGCAGATGGCGCGGCATGGGCGGCCGGGCTTCAGGATTGGCGACCAGAAGGTCAGGATGGGCAGGCTTCACAAACATCGGGCGCCTCAATTTGTGGGAAGGGTGACGCGCACCACAGCATCGGCGCGATTGGCGCCAGTTGTCGGGGCGGGCGGGGGTTTGGCGACATTACCAAAGGGCGGAATGTCCTGATCCGCGTGGAAGGTGATGAAGTTATTCAGCGTGACGGGCGGCGCGCCGGTGGCATCGCCAGCATCAATTTGCGGCACACCCCAGGCATCCTGGATCTGCACCGGCACGTCACAGACCAGGCCATAGACCGTGATGCCGTTCTTTTCGAAAACCGATGCGTAAAGGTTTTCGCAGCTTTGCACTTCAATCGGGCCAGCGGCACCTTCCGGCACCCAGCGTTCCAGCGTGGCGGCGGTCAGCACGGCCATTTCATAAGCGCCAATGGTGGCGACGTCACCGCGCCGGCGCGCGCGTTCGCCACTGGCATTCGCGGCAACCATGTAGACGCCATAGGTGGCGCGCACAGAACCAGGCGGGCGTTCGCTGCGTTGAAAGCCAAGGAAGGCCACGTAAATCGCGGGCGCCATGGTCAGAATGCGCAGCAGCTCATCCGCGTCAAACTTCGCGGGCTTGTGGTCCACCTCTTTAAGGCGGTTTGCGAAGGCTGAGCTAAGCTTGGCGATGATCGCGTCTTCCAGAGCGCCGATCACAGCGGGCCACCCCAGCGATAAGCGCCCAGATCGGCATCAAACACGCCTGGGCTGCCCGGCTTGAAGCGCACGGACGCAGATGTGGAAGCGTCTTCTGCCGGTTCCTCACCGGTTCCAGCCAGGCCCAGATCAGCCTTTTTCGCAGCGACATCCTTCAAAAAGGCGATGGCGTCGTCGCGGTCCTTACGCACCTGGTCTGTCGGTTGACGGTCCCCGCCCAGATGCAGTTCGAAGCGCGCAATTGCAGCGGAAAGCTTCACCAGCAGGCTCGGCACCGCTGAAAGCGGCAAGGCGTAACGCGCGCGAATGTAGCCATCCACCAGATCACCCGCGTCATTGCACGCACGCTGCACCCGCGCGGTATCAACCGGGCCAGGCGTGGCGGGCGCAAGCTGCGCCACCTCATTCTGGCCGAAGCGGTCAATCAGATCCTGCGGGGTGCAGTAAGCGGTCATAGAGCAGTCTGCGCCCTTTGACGGCCGCTACCTTGGCGGGCGGAAGATGCGCCGGCAGGCGCATCCCCATTACCTGCCGGCGCTTCCTCGACCTCATCATCCACCGCGCCCAGGGCGATGAGTTCGGGGACCAGGTCGCGGCGGATTTCAGCCACCGCGCCTTCTTCAATGCGCACGCCATCAACATCAAGGTTGCGCAGCGCGCGGATTTTCTGCGTGTCGTTCCTCATGATTAGGCCACCGCGTTTTCGAAGTAGTAGCCCGCGTCATTCGCGGCGATCACTTCCTTCACGCTTTCACCCACGCGAATGCGCACCGAACCGCGCAGACCCATCTTGGGTTCATCCATCGTGCCCGCGATACGCCCGCCGAATTCCGCCGTGAAGCCAAAGGTCGGCTGATCGGCATTGGCCAAGTCTTGGGAAATGAACAGCGCCGCCGCATGCTTGCCCCACACGCGGGACATGGTGGCCGCCTGGCCCTTACGCGCCGTATTGACGAAGCCCGCGCCAACAATAACACGCTGGACCTCGAAGAACGCCGCCACCTGTTCACGCGTGACCGCACCGGCATTCACCTGGTTACCCAAGATCGCGGTGACCATGCGTGGGTGCTGGCGCAGCTGCGTCCAGGTCGCCTGGCCAAACACCAGGGTATTGGGCCTGAACAGCGGAACATCCAGCGCCGCCAAGATGGCCTGCACGGGATTGCTGTTTGTAAAATCCGACCACTGGCTGGTGCCCGAAAGCGTGGTGCGGTTCGCGGCCACATAGCTGGCGGTCGAGAAGACCAGGTTCGCCACACGCACTTCACGGTCCAACATCAGCAGGCTGGTCAGCAAGGAGGTGGACTTTGCCATAGGCGAAACCGGCCCACCACTGGTGGGTTTCTGCATTTCCTCCCACGCGATCACTTCGTCATTCGGCACAATATCATCCAGGCCGAAGTCAATGCATTCATCATTGACCAGCGTGCCACCGAAGTCGAGCAAGGTGGGCTCAGCGCGCCGCGCCACGCGGGTGGACACCAGCGTATAGGGATCCACCGCAGAATAACGCGTGTAGCGGAATTGCTTGCCAACGCGGCCCGTGCGGGGCAGCACCAGATCGGCAATCAGATCAACATCGCGGTTTTTATAACCGATCGCGATGGCGGTCAGGTTCGGATTTACGGGAAAGGCGGTGGTGGCCATCTGGGGCTTCCTTCTTTAACCTTGGACCGAGCCAGCGCTCAGCAGGACACGGATTTGATCGCCGGCGGCGGAAGCCGCATCCAGCGCAATGCCGATGATGCGGTTATTCACGCCGGCGGCGGGCGCTGCAGCGACACCACGGCCAACAGAATCAGCCGTGACAAACAGGCCGATCCCGATGGCCGCGCCAGCTTCGACCCAGGCAATGCCATCGGTCATTACTTCGCAGCGCTCACCGTTCGCGACGGCAAGGTCGGAATTGACCCCGAACATGTTTTCGGTGGCCGCAGCGGCCTGCACCACCGTGTCAGCGGCGGAAAACCGCACGATGCGAAAGGCGGAAATGGCGGCACCTGCGGTGAACGCCTTGAACATAAGTGGGTTGCTCACGCAGACCTCCTGTTGGTTACATGCTCAACGGCGGAAGCCATAGAAACGTTTTGGCCTTCTGCTGCGCGTTCGGCCTGATAGGCCTGGGCTGCTGCGGCGATGGCGACGGGATCATCAGCGGCGAATTCCACCTGGCCAGCAGGCGCCAATTCGCGGAATTCCACACGCGCGGGCAGCGCGGATAGAACGGCACAGAAGGCATCCAGCGGCGCTTCCTTCACGGTGGCATCGCCTTCGGTGAAGGAAACCTCACCGGCAACCGGCAGGCTGGCGGCAAAAGCCAAAATGCGCGGCACCACCCCTTGCGGGATGCGTGCTTCGGTCACCAGCTTTTCGGTGAAGCTCACCATTGCGGCATCGCGCCGCGCGGCATCGGCCTCAGCAAAGGCGGCTTCGCGCGCCTGCAAATCGCGTTCGCGCGCTTCAAGCGCGGCGATGCGATCCGCATCATCCGTTTTTTCAGTCGGCACTGTCACAGTCTCCTGTTGCTTGTCTTCGGCAAAAGCGGGGGGCGGAACGGCGGCGGCGCGGGCGGCATCGGCTTCGCC